TATTGAAATGGAAGCGGAAATTTTGGCACCCGGACCGCATATTTATACCGGCAATGAAAAAATCGATGGCGGCGTGGCTGAGATCGAGATTGGTCCGGATGAAGAACACTGGGCATGGAGGTTCTTTGAGTTTGGCGCTACGGAACATGAAATCAAGGGAAGTCCACTGGTCTTTGAAGGAGAACATGGATTGGTGATAACCAAGAGTGTGAATCATCCCGGCATGACGGCAAAACCATTCATGCGACCGGCAGCGGTACGTAAAGAAGTTGAAGCCGGGAAGGAAGCCGGGAAAGTATTTAAGAACGAGATAGACAAGCTGGTGATTGATGGCAGGGATTGAAGAAGCATTCTACAGCCTGGTGACGGGCAATAGCGGCGTGGCGGCTTTGATCAGTACGCGTTTTTTCCCGTTGGAAATTGCGCAGAGATCCGCGTTACCGGCTGCATGCTATCAGGTGATTACGACATCACGCGAGTATGACCAGAATGGCGCTGACGGGTTTGCCAGTCCGCGGATTCAGATCACGATTACGGGCAGGACTTACGCAGAGGCGAAGGGCGTAGCCAATGCCATCCGCACGGGGATTAACGGTTACCGCGGGATGGTTGGATTGGTGAAGATTTTCGGGGTATTCCTCGAGAATGAATATGATGGGTCGAGCAACCTGGAGACCGGTTTTTCAACGGTACGCCAGGATTATAGAATCAATTGGAGAGAATAAAATGGTTGATGCAACTGCAGCGTTAGGAACAATCCTGGCAGTCGGTGATGGTGCCACTCCTGAGGTGTTTACCAAAATCGCACGCGTAAAGGATATTGATGGTCCGTCGATGTCGCGAGACACGATTGACACAACCCACCAGCTAAGCACTGGGGGCGTTAAGGAGTTTCTGGCAAGCCTGGCAGATGGCGGCGAGGTGAGCTTTACGATCGGTTACAACCCGAGCGCAGCCACTCACGACCAGACGACCGGTCTGCTGAAATTCATGGGAGAAACCACCACGCGCAACTGGAAACTGGTTTTCCCTGTGACAGCTGTCAGCGGATTCTGGGGATTGACTTTTGCGGGCGTACTGACAAAGTGGCAACCAAAAGCCCCGGTAGCTGGCGAACTGACCGCGGATATTACCATCAAGGTAGCAGGCAATATCACCCAGGCTGATATTGATATAGACGATATCTGCTCGTAATGGCAGCCACTTTTTACCTGAGCGATCACCAGTTCAAGGGTCTGGCATACAGCCGGGCTTTGAGTCGAGCCGGATTTGAACGGCGTGAAGCCGTTACCGACCCTGAACTGGTGCTGGCGATGTTTGACCATGATGTGGGCATCTATGAAGGCGGTGTGCGCAATGGGCTGGGATACCTGCATGAACGGGGCGTGCCAGTGTTTTTGTATCCACATTCCGCCAGACCGATGGTGCAATATGACGGGGTCTATACACCGTGGCGGCACACAGCCTGCCGGTTTGCCATGAGCGAGGGTGAGATCGAAGTGATGCGCGCTTTCGGGTATGAAATTGCCATGAGCGCCGTGGGATGGTCTTTTTGCGCGTTAAAACCTTTCAAACGCAGGAAGGCAGGGGAACGTATTCAGGTTTTGTTTGGTCCGATTCATCCGAACAATAACGGCTGGTTGAGCGACGTGGATAAAGCCTGCAACCAGCGGGCATTTGAGTTATTACTGAAGACTCCAGGCATTGACCTGACTGTGCGGCACGTGAAACGGATCGACCTCAGCGGTATCCGCTTTGTGCCAGGCGTGCGGTATGTGCTGGGGAGAACCGATGGGGCGCTGGATGAGATCGATCAGGCGGATGTGGTGATCGGGCATCAGACATTTGCTTATCTGGCTGCGGCAAGGGGCAAGCCTGTGATCATGTTTGGCGACCAGGTGATTCCGCATGTGGGCAACCGACCCAACAACCTGCGCTATGTGAAGCATTACGAGCAATACCGGGAGCTGATGCGTTACCCGGTGGAGATGGAGACGATGGAGAGCGGCGCGCAGCTGCGGGACGTGATGGCAAGAATCATGTGGACGAATGCCGGTCGTGAATGGCGGTCGCGGATGATCGGCGGGGCATTTGATGAAAAAAATTTTATTGAGACAGTGCGAAATTATTTATAAAAAATCACCCGAAAAGGAGCGATAGAGACATGAAAATATTACAACGCGAAGAAATATTAAAAATAGACGACATTAAGAGCGAAGAAGTGCTGGTTCCGGAATGGGGCGAAGATGTAGGCGTGATCGTACGCGGGTTGAATGGTACGGAACGTGACCGCTTCGAGGGATCGATTCTGGACCAGAGCGGGAAGAAAACGAAAGTCAATATGCAAAATGCGCGCGCCAGGCTGGTTTCGATGAGCGTTGTGGATGAAAAAGGAAAATTGGTATTCAGCCAGGCAGATGTGCAGGCGCTTGGATCCAAAAATGCCGCGGCGTTAGATCGAATATTTGAGGCAGCCAGCCGACTGAGCGGTATCAGTGAAGACGACATGGAGGAACTGGTAAAAAACTCCGAAGCCATCCCGAGCGAAAGTTCTACTTCCGATTAGCGCTGGCGCTGGGGATGACGGTCAGCGAGCTGCTGGGACGGATATCCTCACGGGAGATCGCAGAGTGGATGGCATATTTTCGGAGCGAGCCATTTGGCGAGATATCGGCAGAGTTCCGGATGGCAAGAATTGCAGCGATAATGGCGGAGACAAACCGGGACAAAGAAAAACGAAGAGAGCCGTTTACGGAAAAGGATTTCATGAGAGAAGAGTATCTGGAGACTGTTGAAGAAGCTGAAGCGGAATACCCGGACGAAGAAGCGCTGGCGATGAAGATATTGAATGCGTTTGGGTTTTCTGGTTTTGGAAAGACGAATGATTAACCGCAACATGTTGAAAGATAGAGGTGGTTAAAATATGGCTACGCTCCTCCTCGCAAAAAGAAGCTCGGAGTGCTTACTAAAGAAAAAGGTGGTTAAAATATGGCTACGCTAGCGAAGTTGGTCGTAAAACTGGTGGCGGATGTAACCGAGTTCAGCAAGGGGATGGACACGGCGGTGCAGAAGTACGCCAAAATTGGCAAGAGCATGGCTGAGATTGGCGACAAGATGACCTTGCGAGTCACGCTGCCTTTAATTGCGGCGGGTGGGGCTGCGATCAAGTTTGCTTCCGACCTGGAAGAGACGCGCAATAAAACTGCGACTGTTTTTGGCGATATGGCTGGTCAGGTGATGGAAATGGGGAAATCAGCAGATATCGGCATGGGCATGAGCGAGAATGCCGCGTTGAGTTTTGCAAGCACCTTCGGCGCAATCGAAAAGAATATGGGGCTGACAACTGATCAGGTGGCTGAAATGAGCATCCAACTTACGCAGTTGACAGCGGATTATGCCTCATTCCACAACCTGGCTCCTGAGGAAGCGTTTGAGAAGATTAAAGCTGGATTGGTGGGTTCTTCCGAGCCGCTTATTTCGCTGGGAAAAGATTTAAGAGTGACAGCGGTAGAAGCCTATGCGATGGCGCATGGAATTGGAAAGGCTGGGGAGGCTTTGAACAACCAGGAACTGGCTCTTGCCAGATATGGGCTACTTTTGAGCCAATCCGGGGATGAGATGGGCGACTTCTCAAAAACTGCCGATGGGTTGGCAAACAGTACCAGAACGGTTAAGGCGCTATTTGAAAATACACTGGCGAGTTTTGGGGAGACACTTTTACCTATTGCCACCCAGTTTATGCAGGCATTGATTCCGATATTAAATTGGTTTAATACCTTGCCACAACCGGTAAAGACCGGCATTGTTTATTTGCTATTGTTTGCTGCGGCGATCGGTCCGGTGCTGAGCGTAGGGGGGCGGCTGCTGCAGATGGGTAGTAGTGTTCAAAAGATATTTGGCGCGAAAGGGTTAATCAGCGTGTTTTCAAAGTTGGCACCGCTGGTTGGCGGTGCGGGGGGAGGATTGGCAGCGTTTGGCAGCGCACTGTTAGCAGCGATTGGACCGGCTTTGGCGCTCGGATCCGCGATTGCATTATTGATACTGGTGATCAAGTACCTGGGACCGCAAGCATGGAATACGGTGAAGATGATCGTTGCGATTATCGGGGAGTTAGTGAAACGAGGCATTGCGAAAATCAAAGAGCTGGAAGTTTGGGTTGGCAACTTGCTGATCCGGATAGCGGTTTCGATCTATGAAAAATCAAAAACGTTTTTTGCAGCAGGCAGGAATCTGATGATCGGACTGGTGAACGGCATCAAGAGCGCGGCAGCGGCGATGATTGAAGCGGTGCTGCGACCGGTTCAATATGTGATCGAGCAAGTGAAACGGATGTTGAATCTACACAGCCCGAGCAAGGTGTTTGAGGGGATCGGGGCAAACATGATGCTGGGACTGGCGCAAGGTATTGAGAAATACGCCCCGAAAAGCATTGATGCGAACCTAAAGGCGGTCGGCGCAAGCGTGAGCGGCGTCATGCCGGCAGGCATCGGCGGGAGCGGAAGCCGGCAGGTGAGCCAACACAACGAGTTTGTGTTTTATGGCGACATGTCCGAGAGCGCGAAGAAGAGCCTGAAAATCGAGTTCGGCAATTTGATCGAAAAAAAGTTCATTGAGGTGCTGGGATGACAGTAGGCGATTTTAAATTAGGAACATCGGTGGGGGCGCTAGCAAACATCGAAAGCATGTCACCCGCGCTGCCGGTGCCACGGGTAACAAGACCGGTTTATGAGCTGGTCAAGCTGGGGAATGGCGCTTACCGCGAAGTTGGCTTCCCGGTGTGCGAGTGGGAGTGGGCGCAACTGACCAAAGCACAGGTGGCGAAGCTGCGGACGTTCTGCAGCGGGAGCTCCGGCGCGATCTACTTGCGGACGCTGACCGATATCAACGGATCGACGTATGCCAATTACCTGGCGGTGATGGTTTGGCCGGATGACGAGGACAGCCGGGGCGGGCTGGTGTTCGGGTTTAAGCTGCGGTTTGAAGCGATGGTGCTGCAGACATAGCGGCAGGCAGTAAAAGAAAGAGACAATGATGGCGAGAGCGGCAACGAGTGATGAACTAACAAAACTGAGAAGCGGCAAGCAGGCGAGCAAGATCTACCTGGCGATCCATAACCCGGCTGTGGTGCTAGCCTGCCGGGTGAACCAGAACATTGCGAGCCTGGACTCGCTGAGCGAGATCATTTATGACGGGGTGACGGCCGGCAGTTCCGGCAATGTGCTGGCCGGTATGACGCTGTGGGTCGGGTCGAGCGCGGGGGCGTATGACAAGGGGCGGGCGAGGATCCGCAAAGCGGCGACGGGAAGCGTTTTGTTTATCGGGCTGACAAGTGAGCTGCAGATCGCGGATAACGACTATCTGACCGTGGTGGATGAGTTCGGGCTGTGGGCCAAGCCGGCGGTAACGAGGGATGAGGTTACGACCATCGATGTGGATGTGGCGTATGCCGGGCAGAACGACGCCTTCAACCCGTTCCCGGTGCTGGGGCCGGCGGCGGCTGTGCTGTGGCTGATGGGCGCGAGCGTAAATTTCACGCCGGACGCGGGTGCGAGCTGGGTGCTGGGGTCCACGATCAGCGGTTACAGTTGGAGCGCGCCTGGGGCGAGCGCAACGAGCGGTCTGGATACAGCCACACCGAC